TTGATCCCCTGCTGTTCGTCACGTTTCGAGACGTCGAGATGGTTCGCGATCACGCCGATCGAACCGACGCCCGAGGTGCGACTGACGATCACATTCGACGCCGCAGCCGCAATCAGATAGCCGCCCGAGAAAGCCGAGAAGTTGACGATCGCCGTGATCGGTTTAACCAGCGAGGCAGCGCGGATGTCGTCAGCCAGCTCGAACGCGCCGGTCGCGCTCCCGCCATTGCTGTCAATGTCGAGGACGATATGTTCGACAGCCGGATCTGCGACCGCCTGATTCACGGCAGATCGCAGGCCCTCATAGCTCGTCATCGGCTCGCAGGGGTTCATGTGCGCGGATCGCGATACCAGAATCCCCGACACCGGGATAATGTCCATGCCTGTATCGGCGACCAGGGCACGCCGACGCTCCGATGCCACAGCCATCTGTGCATCGCGGTCGAATTCGTCGTCTTCCATGATCTTCGGCTGCGCGTTGTTCACCGTCAGGTTGACGATGTTCAGGTTGAGTGCGTGGTTTGCCCACTGCACTGCGAGCGACATCATCGGGTCGGTGACAAGCTGTGGCTGATTGAAAATCAGACTTGCGAGTCTGAGGTGTGGCTTCAAGATAGGATCCTCTCAATTTCGTCGATTGCCGCTTGCGTCGGCTCCGTTTTGCCGACAGGAAGCTGTTGCGGCTTCGACGCGTCGACCATGTTCATCGGACTCAGGTAGATGTCGCCACCCTCGACCGGCGGCATGTTCTCAAGCCGCCGAATGTCGTTGATCGACAGCCAGCCCCACTGGCGCCCGACTGCATACGCGGCGTATCGCGACGATTGATCGCCGCGCAGCAAGCCCGCGAGGTTGTATTCGATGAAGTACTGCTTGCGCTCCGACGGCAGCAAGAGGTCGCGCGTCTTCGCCTGCTCATGCCGCTTGACCCACGGCAACAGCGTGTAGATGACGAACTGGAGCGATTGATGTTCGATGTTGCTGAATGTGGCCCGCTCCAGCTCGTTCACCATATGCGCCGGAATCTTGTAGATCCGCGCGATGTCGAGCGCCGACAGGCGCAGCGCGTCGATCAGCGCTGCATCGACGTTCGTCATCGACAGCGGCCTGAACGTCATCCCCTCCTGCAGAAGCGCGACTTTCTTCGCGTTCCCGGATCCGCCGAACTTCGAATTCCAGCCGTCCGTGATTCGATCCACACTGGCCTGGTCCTTCAGCGCCGGACTTTCCTTCGGCCTCTCGATCACACCCGATAGCGCGGTGCCGTTCATGAACGACTTGCCGGCGTACTGTTGGATTGCCTGCGCATGCCCGATTGCGTTTGCGTGAAGCAGAACCGGCGACAGTCCGGTGTAGCCGTTGATCGACATCCAGCGCACGTGATGCACCAGTCGCCTCGGCATCGGATCGGAGCCGTGAACTCGAAAGACGGGCATCAGGTCCGGGCCCTTCATAACCGTCACGGCCTCATTGTCGAGCGGATACAATCCTTGAATGACACCGTCCTGATCGCGATCGATGAAGCTATAGCTGTTGCCGCGCAAACCTACTGCGACCTGCGATTGCTCCTGATACTCAAACGGCGTCTGCCACGGGTTCGGCGCATATTTCAGGATCGAATACAGAGGGTGATCGATCGCCGGCTTCCTGTCGTCGCCCGAGCGCTCATACAGCTCGATCGGCAACTGCGCGATGCTCTCCGAAAGCAGAGTGACGCAGTTTTGCAGGACCGTAAGCGACAGCGCACTTGCAGGAGTCACAACCTGTCCGGCATCCGAGCGCGAGCTACCAAGTAGCGCCGACACCCACCCGCCGGAACCCATCTGCGTCTGACCAAGGTTGGACAGCAATTGCCTACTGAAGAACATTGCGCTACTCCCTTGGCTGAACAACGCGCGCAGCGCGAGCCGCCGCAAGATCCGCAAGGAACGCCCACAGCAGCAGCAAGACGCCCGCAACGATGAGCCCGATGGGTAGGCTGATCAGCACCACGCCCGTCACCAGCAGCGCGAACCCGAGCAGGCCGGCCACCCAGGCCGCAATACCAATTGAATTCAAACACCCACTCCTTGATCGTAGATCGACTCGGAATTGACCCGATCGGCCAGCATTGCCCGACCCACTGCCATGATGAGCGCGACGGCGCCGTCGATTTTGTTGTCGTTCCCCTGCTTGATCGGGCGCACCACATCGTCATTTCCTGGCAGATTCTTGCCGATGACGTTGCTGATGCACCACGTCATGATCGGGTTGCCGTCGTGATGGAACCGGCCCGACGTAATCGCCGCCTCCAGTTCCTTCATTGGGTCCGACATGTTCGTGTAGTTCTGCACGATGGTGACCGGCGTCAACCCTTCGTCCTCGAGTTGGTGCGACAGGTTCGTTGCGCCATGCGGGTCGAGCGGCGTGCATTGCACCGGACACACCCGACTCGCATCCTTCGCTTCTTCCAGAATGTCGCGATAGTCGATCTCCGCTCCATCCGTTTCGAGCAGAAAGCCTTGATTGACCCACGCTTGATACCGCTCCGCCATACGACGGTTTTCGGTGTTTCGCACGGTGTCCTCGGGCACCCAGAATCGGGGCGCTACGCAGAAGTAGTGCCGCCGCCCGTCTATATCGCGCCAGAGAAGGCGAGCCATGCTGTTCAAGTCAAGCTTGCGCGCCATGTCGAGCGCAAGCACGCAATCTTGCCCCTCGAACTGTTCAAGGGTCAGCGATCGGTCTTCGCACGCTTTCCAGTCTTCGAGGTTGAAATAGCCTGCCTTGGCCGACGTCCAGACGTTCAAGTGCTTCGTCTTGAACGTATTCGTGAAGCGCGCGGACTTGATCGCGCGTTGCTGCTGGCTTTCCAAATACTCCTGATAGACAGAAATTCCGATATTCGGATTGGCTTTCGCCAGTACGCGCGGATCGGTCCAATCGTCCCCTTCGTCGATGGTCCAGATCCACCCGAAAAGCTCGTCGTCGGGCACCGTCCCTTCGAGCATTTCGATCACCTGTCGGCGCTTGTCGTAGCATGGACCTTCGATATTCGCGCCTGACGTCGTGATGACGAACATCAGCGGCTGCCTGCGCGCGCCCATGCCTGTGATCATCGTCTCGTACTGAGCATTCGTATCGTGCTCGTGATACTCGTCCTCAATCGCGCAAGATGGCGAAGCGCCGTCACCCGGGTTGCCAATAATCGGCTCAAAGCGGCTGCCGTCTTCGGGCCGGTTCAGCGCCTGCGCATTGACCTCGATGCCCAGGTGTTCGACGAGCATCGGCGATCGCTTGACCATTAGCCGCGCCGGCCGAAATACCTCCCATGCCTGACGCTCGGTAGTCGCGCCGCAATACACCTCGGCGCCGAATTCATCGTCGGCGGTGAACATTGCGATGCCGACGCCCGCGGCGATCACGCTCTTGCCGTTCTTGCGCGGCACCTCCCAATAGGACTCGCGGAAGCGCCGAAATCCAGTCTTCTTCTTGACCCAACCGAACGTGCAAGCAAGTCCGAAGAGTTGCCACGGCTCCAACGTGACGAGTTGCCGCTTGTAGGCCCATTCGCCCTTTGTGTGCGGCAAAAGCTGTATCAGTCGCAGCTTTTTTTCCGCCTTTGCGGGGTCGAACTTGTACTTAAACGACGCTGACTTGCTCGCAACAATGTCGTCTAGATGGCGCTGGCACGCCAGCTTCACCCACCGACAGGCCAGAACCTTTCCGCGCACAACGTCGCGCGCGAACTGGTTCGCTCGCGCGACCAGCGGAAAAGACTCTCGTGCCATCCTTCAACCCAGCAAATCGGCAAACGGATTGCCGGCGTTCTTCTTTTTCGGACCAATCAAACGCTGACGGCTCGACGGATCGAGCCCGAGCATGGCGCCGAACGTTGCCATCTGCCCCGCGGCTTCTTTCACGACGGTCGCAGCCGGGTTTTTCACTGGGCCGCCCTGCGCCCCCATTACAACGGGGCCTTCGCGCGCAAGCTGCTCTTGCGCACGCCGCCAGTTGCCATATGCGGCACAGAAGATCTCGACGTTATGCAGATCCGTGAACTGAAGGATCTTCTGCTTGCACAGCAGGGGCGCTACGCGCTCCCACATTTCCACCGCCTGAGGATCCAGCCATTCCGGCGGTTCGATATTCGTGACCAGGCCGAAATCGGGTTCCTGCGTATTTAACTGCCGCTTACCCGGATTCCCGGCGGCCTCCTTTCTTGCAACAGGCTTCGGTCGACGTCCGGAGCGGCCCGCGACTCCGGGCATATTTCGCTCAACCTTTAAATTTCATTTTTCGCGGGCGTAAAAATTCGACGAGGCGGGCGGTCCCAGAGGCGATGCCTCCCAGACTTTCGACCTCCCCCTCCCCGTCGGCCCGGGGCACCTCCGCCGCGGGTCAGTCATGCGCGCGTCACCGCAGTCGCTCGCGCGCCGTCTTCGCTGCGTGGCAGTCTTGGCAGATCGCCTGCAAATTCTCGTCGCAGTCAGTGCCGCCTCTTGCCTTCGGAACGATGTGGTCGACGGATGTCGCCGAGGTCACACGTCCGGCTTGCAGACACGGCTGACAAAGGCCACTGGCGCTACGCAGGATGCGCAGCCTGATCCGTTCCCAAGCGCTTCCATATCCCCGCGCATGGCGATTGCCGCGGACGGCATCAGGCTTCCACTTGACGGCCTCGTTCACATGCTGGTCGCAGTGTGTCTTGCCTCCCGCGACGAGTACACCACACCCACGGTGCTTGCATGGCTTCATCGGGCGAACCGGCATATGCCTACCTCCGTGCGAATTGAGCGCACAAACGAAAAAGCCCGCAGCATGCGCCAGCGGGCTAAAAAAAATCGTTGGGCTACAATTTAGCGCGCTCTGTCCAGCGCACCATTTCTTGTGTATGGAAATTTAATAATGAACGATCCGAAACCGGTAATTCCACAACCGCAGCCTAGCCGGCGAGACCAGGCAAATATCCCATTCAGAAGAGACGATTCGCCACGCCCGCCGCAACCGCAGCAATAAAGGGAGTCAATACAGCGCAAAGGCGGATCCGGTTGAGCCGGACCGCTACTCGCGCATTCCGCCTCACAATCCGGTCGATCCGTTGCTGCAGATTTTCGAATTCCACCTCCTTGATTGCCTCCAAGGAGAACTTCGGCTGAAACAGGTTTTTGGGCTCGTTCGTTGGGGCGTCGATAGGCTCGATCTTGAGACAACCTCGGATAAGCCATGCAGACAAGCACAGCAACCAAAGTCCGAATGAAATCGCGGCGACCAGTAACCAACCAGGGCGCCCCGTCTCGAGAAGCTTGACGACATAAGCCGACGCGCCACCAACACCCGCAAGCAGCAGCGTCAGCGTCGTATTCGCCTCCTTGAGGATGATGTCAGCGCTTTGGACATGGAAGCGCACATTCTCAAGCGCTTGCCCCTCTACCCAATCAATCAAGTCACTCATCACGACCCCAGCGTTTCATCACGGCTCGATAGCAAGTTGATACCCGAAGAACACAAAAGCCCGCACGGCGGACCGAGCGGGCTTCATTTGGGCGCACCTCGCGCCCGACGTCGTCAATATAGCGAAAGAAGAAGGGGTTTACAAGCACTTTTGTGTATAAGGCCCAACCAGACCAAAGAGACTGCGTCAGATCGACTGATTCAGTTCGCCAAGACCGACCTTTCGCAAGCGCTCTTGCGCGGTCATTGAAACGCCTCGTTGCACTTGACAACGGTCATTCGCTAGCCGCGCAATCATCTCCCGTCGGAACTGGTGTGCTTCGGCGACGGCTGGCCCTAGAAAGAGCGTCGAACTTTCATTAGACAGGCTGGCGGCCGTTCTTCCGCGCCTCTCGTTTCACCTCCATCCGATGTTGGACGTCGCGAGCTCCGTATCCCAGTAGCAAAAATGGTATAACGAGAATGCAAAGAAACAATAACCCTACTGTGTAGTTGCTGAATCCTGGAAGAACTTTACCTTGCATTGTGTTAACCACCTCTCGCACTGACGGTGGTGGCTCACGCTCGCCGATGAGGCTGGCCGTATCTCGGGAGAAACACGACTGACGTGGCTGCTCTTTCACGAGAAGATTTCGTACCGTAGAAATGCAAGTATTCGTTTTATCCGAGGTGGCCAGAACGGTAGGAGATCCGCCAGTTTCAATGGAAACCACGCGACACGATTGGCCGCCATCGGGGACGTCAACGACAAGCGTGCGCTCTTGTTCACCAGCGACGCAGGCAAGCGCGAAAATGGCACTACTAGTGCTGAATGCTGGTTGGCCGGTATCGGCCTTGGTGATACCTGGTTTGGCGCCAGCAGCGGAAGGTGCCACGGGGGCTGACGAGGATTGAGGAACCCCTGTAGCTGGCTTTCCGCCGGAGGTCGCC